CTTTTAAATACTCTAAATCTTTCATAAAATCACGCATTTCTAAGGTTATTTCTCTAACCTCTGCTTCTAATGCTCTTTGATTCTTCCAAGTATATTCCTTTTCGTTGTATTTAAGTTTTGAGACCTCTGACGTATTAGCATCTATCTTAGCACTTAACGTATAGTAAGAACCAATAATAGAAGCAAACATTGCACCTATTGTTATTATCTGTGTGATACTAATTGAAACGTCTGCTTTACCGTCTCCGTCTAAATCAATTTTTGCCATTATCTCTTAGTTTCTTTGTTATACTTATAATTGTGTACCCTATCGCCAACACTAATGATACAGTTTGAAGATAAGGATTTGCTTCGCTCACACTAATCCCAAGTGCAAATAGATTCGTTACTGCTATCTTCAAATCTTCCATTGTTTTATGCTATTGCTAAATAGATGTATGTTTCGTCAAGGGCATTTGTTCCCAAATCAGTTAAAAGTAGTTCAAACCCATCATCAGTAAAATTTAAAACATTAGTAGTTCCTTCTTGACCTGATGAATCTGCAAGTAAATATTTATTACGAGGATTTGATGGGCTTCTAACATCATCTATCATAACCCAACTATGTCCACTTGATGATGAAAGTTTATACATTACAAATCTTGGTCTAAATCCACCGTTTCCTGTAGGAGTTCCATCATCAGTAGTATAAACTCTTTTACCCGAAACACCACTTCCTAAATAAGTCCCTACCCTCTGATAACCGTCTACTGAATGGAAGCAGTAGGCAATAATAGAACCCCAAACTGTTCCGAATGATGTTCTAAAATGTGTTGAATCAATAAATTCATTAGTTCCTGCATCTATTTTAGTATCTGTTGTATTTAAAAACAAAAAGTCAAGACTACCATCTATCTTTTTTGTCATTACATACCAATTAAGAGACGAAGTATCGTAAGGCTTAAAAATAATTAATTCAGGCTCTTGAGTTAATCCGTGAGCAGGTCTGTTGTCTCCGTTTACATTTGTTTCGTAATTTATTATACTAAAACCTGCTTGAGTATTTACAGATGCACCGTTTAATGTTGTTACATTTGCTGAACTTAAACCTGCATCACTTGCAGTAGAATATCCTGTATCGTCAACATTATAAGTATTAGAACTTCCTCCTGCTTTCCAACACCAAGCGACTAAACCTGCATTTAATTGATTATGTGCGCCTCCTGAACCTACTGTAAATCCGTTTGAATCAAAAGATGTTAACCCTGCTAACCTTGTTGATTCGGCAGCTGTTGTATCAGATTGTATTGCCTTTGTTGCGGTTCTTATAGAATCATACAACATATGACTTTCAAAAGATGCGGTTCTATTCTTTATCCAAACAAAATCAGGTTGAAATGCCATACCTAAAAAGTTTACGTTTGTAGGTGTTCCGTCATATTTAACATTTGCTGCTTCATCAATATATGCTGCTGTACCATTCCAAGTAGCATTATAAGAACCACTCTCATCATCGGGTGTATTGTCTAATTTATATAATGCTTTTCCATTTCCATCACCAAAATAATCTACTGTTGATGGTGAAGTTTCATTATACAAACTATCGATGTCCGATTGAGACAATTGCCTATTAAATATTCTAACTTGGTCTATTTGTCCTTCAAGATTAAATCCTCCTGAAGGATGCGAACCTAAAAATGTACCTACATTACTCGTTTGTCTATATGTACTTGCTCCTTTATAAGATTTATCAAAATATCCTTTATAAGAACTTGAACCATCAGAAGTAACAACTATATGATGCCAATTTGAATCTACTGCCCCTAAATTTATATCGCTTCCCCCTCCATTTATTAATGAGTACGCACCTGCAAAACCCCAATTAGCGTGAATTTGAAAAGTTGAATTAGTTGTTTCTGTTGAAAATACTGCATCAGTAGCTGCATTAGGAGCTTTTACCCAAAAAGAAAGACCAAAATTTTTAGTATTTAATATTGTGTCAATACCTGAAGGAAGTTGAATATAGTTTTGATTTGTATTTGTAAAAGAAGCACTCTGTCCGCTATCTACTGATCTTCCTGTATCATTAGCATCCCCATCTAACTCATATAAAGCAACACCTGAACCATCATCAAAATAATCTGTAGTTGATTTTTTAGGGTCTGCGTAGGTTTCTAATGCTAATTGTCCTACTTCTCCACTATCTAATGCTTTGTTAAAGATTCTTACTTGGTCTATTGAACCATTAAAATATCGTATATTAGGGGTTGGTAACGCTCCAAAAGCTGATTGAGAACCAAATAAACTTAGGCTTGCGTTTGAAGTAAAGGTTAATGTTATATCTGCAGTAGTACTTCCATCTAAATATATATTTAATGTTCCTGCAGAATTATTTAAAACAACAGCCATATGATGCCACTGTCCGTCTGTTACAGTCGTTGTACCATTAACAACGCCATTGCCCCCTAAATTACCCTCGTGTGCTAATCTAATTACTCCATTTATAGTATAAATGTCATAACTATTAGTTGCAAAATCTCTTGCAGTAAAAATAGTTCTAAGATTTGCATCATTAATACTTGTTTTAAACCACAAGGATAGGGTAGATGAATTTGTATTTGGATTTGAAAAAAGGGATGGTATAATTATCTCACTACTACTTCCATTAAAAGCAGCACCCTTTCTAATATACCCTGTTATCTTTTGAGTACTTCCGTTTCCCGTATAGGTTACAGTCTCAAAGTTTTGTAAAGGGTCAAATGCTGCTGCTGCAGGTGGTGTGGAAGCTACAATACCTCCTGTTGTAAAGAATTTTTTATTAAATCCCATTTAGTCAAGGTTTGGTAAAGAATAAGAGGCAATCGCTGCTTTAGTTGTAAGTGCGTTAATCTCCCCTTCTTTAGTTCCACATTCAGTTCTTAAAGCTGCTCTTGCATCCAACACATCTTGTGGTGCTGAAGTACCTTCTTGGCTTCTGATAATGTACCAATCCGTTTCTGATAGTTTTCTGTTATAAATACTTTTTAGGTTTGCTATTTTGCTTTCCTTTAATTCAGCTACTGTTTGAGACCAAGTTCTGTCAATTACAGGATATGTAAAAGTACTGCTATCTGCATCCCAAGTTAAATCTCCCAAGTATTGAATTGCTGAATCGTAGCTTGGTGTTACTACGTCGTAGAATCCTGCTTCCTCCCAAGTATCCGAACCTAATAAATCAAACCCACAGATTACATTACCCCAAGATTTAGGGATTGTAGTATATCTTTTTATTGCTCCTCCTATTTGTATTGCTTTCATATTTTATTTTTTATACTGTTGCTCCTGATGCATAAGATGCTACTGCCCAATGTAATATTGCTCCTGCATCGTCATCGTCTGTACATAGAACTTGTAAAATGTTTGTCGTTGATGTATCTAAACTACTCGTGCCTACTTTATTAATTGTAGATGAAGTAAAGTTATCAGTTAAAGTAATAGCAGCACTTGACAAACTACCTGAAAGGATAATATCAATAACTTGACCTTTCTTAATATTTTGAATGTTTAAATCTACAGTTCCTAATGCTCCTGTTAAATTAAACCCTGAATATGAAGATGCATCTAAATTTATTGGACTTGTCGTAGAACTTATATCTTGTACTTCTGTATATCTTGCAGCTAATTGGTCGTGTCCTACTCCGTTATCTGAAATACTAACTGTTACATCTCCTGTTGTAGTATCAACTTCTAATCCTGTTCCTCCATCTACACTACCTACATCTCCTGCATCATCATTGTATAGTTCTACAAAGTTAGCTTCTACTTTTGTAAACGCTGCAAATAGAGTATCCCCATTTCCTGCATCTTGCGCTCCTATTGTTATTGGTTGTCTTGCCATATCTTAAATTTGTGTTTGGTCTGTTCTATAAGTTGTGGTATCTGTTGTTAAAGGTGTACCTGAAATATTTGTTAAATCAACTGTTAAAGCAAATGTTCCCCAACAAGCAGGTGCAGATATATCAGGAACAGCATTAGTAGACCAAGCAGTATCTGCTCCCCATCCACTATTGTCTATCATATCACAATATATCTTACCCCAATTTATGTTATTTGCCATATTTAATACAATTACTTTTTTTGGTTTTTGTTATATAAGCTAAATACTGTTTTAACTTATTTACATTCTCTTGTTTTGGTTTATATCTTACAGTACCCATCCTTCAAAACTTGCATCTTTATCAGGATATACATCATCATTACTATTTGTGTAGTATTCAGGAAACTTTGAACTTGCCTCAAAACTCATATAGTTAATGAATCTATCAGTATAATACTGTGCTACGTTTCTTTCTTTTTCTATTAAGAAATCTACTTCGTTTTTTTCTACGTTTGTAGCATTCTCTGAACCGTGCTTAAATATGCCTTTATTTGCTATTGTATAAGCTGCAAAGGGTAAGTACTCAACTAATGCCCAATGTATCAGCATCGGCTTTATATGGTCGTTTACAAGCGTTAAATAATCTCCTGTTAAACTACTTGCTACAATATCAGCTTGTATCTTGTTATAAAGGTCAGTTCCTAAATAGTTTTGAATATGTATATCTTGTGCTATTTTAATATACTGTAAAAACTTGTCAGTATCTACATTTCCGTTGACAGAACTAAACTTTACTAAATCTTTTCTTGTTATGAATAATGCGTCTGCCATTTCTATCTATTTTTAAATCCTTTATTAGGCATATCAATAGGTCGTTTAGCAACCTTTGGGTCATTAACTTCAGGAGTAAACCCTTCTTTCTTTGCCTTGTTTACGCTTATTTCTGCATTTGGGTTTGTAGCATCAGGTTTTACATCAACTGCCATATACGTTTTACGCATCCAAAAATGGTGACACGCTGCTCCACCTTTGTAAAGCCATATATCGTAGGTAGCTGCTCCATTTTCTCCAAATCCTGCATTTACTGCTCTTTGACTCATTTGCATTATATCCTCTTTACGATAGATTTTTTTAGCACCAACCATTAGTTTGCAAAATTCTCTTGAATTAGATTGTGTAGCTAACGGTGCATACTGATAACGTACCTTAAACTTCATATCATCTACTTCTCCATCTTGCTCACTTGTAGCATTAGGTCTTGCAGTTCCTGTAGAAGCTAAACCAATCATTTTATCTAATGCCTCTTCTTGTTCGTAGTCAACTTCTCTTTCGTCTACTAATACCCAATTCTCTAAATCTTCTTCTTCTCCAAATTCGTCAAGTAAGTCAAACATTTTATTGTCATCAAACTCTGCAGATAATGTTAATTCATTTTTTACTCCTGTTTCTTCTTCTCTTGCTTCGTCTGTTATTGCGTTGTCTGTTTCTATAAACGCTAAAGGTTGTAAAGTCTTAAAGTATAGTTTAAGTGAAATACCATTAACCGCCAAAATATCGTCCATACAGTCCGTTAATAGATCTTGGTATGGTTTTATAGTAATATTGTCAAAAAGTAGTGCAGCAGTCTTTATTTCATCTGCATTAGACCCTAAACCGTTGTTTTCTGTTCTAATTCCTAAAAGTAATGGACTTGTTACCCTGTGTGCTACTATTAGTTTAGCTGAACACTCGTTAGATAAATACTCATAGTGTTGAGGTGCATCATTTAACGGAATATCGTCTACCGTTGTTTTAGATTCAGCGTTGTTGTTAAAGGCTATAATTACTTTTTCGCCTCTTGCTCCTGTAAGTTTACGCATCACATCAGACTTAATCTGCATTTGCTTTTCTCTATCAGGAACACCGTTATTAAAGTTGACTACCTTCGTGCCACTAAAGCCGTTTTGTACATCGTTAATTAAGTAGTCTGCTACTTCGCTTTCTAATTCAGCGTAAGCTAATCCACCTTGATAATCTACAGGACAATAGTAATCATATCCACTAACGTATTTCTTTACTATTTTAATTTCAGGTTCGTTACCGTTACCAAAACCAAAAGCAGCTATACGTTGAGGTTTATCACTACGCTTTACTTTTGCCCAATCGTGATGATAGTAGTATGCTTCTATTTGTCCATCTTCGTTACATTTTTCTGCTCGTAGTGTTTGTCTTGGAAAGTGTTCTGCTTTTACTACTTCTCCTTTTTGATATAACACTTGAAAAGAACCCTCTCCTAATAGTTTTAAATCAAGTACTACTTTTCTTAAACAAGAGTCAGAAAATATAGAACGCATAGCAGCGTACTCATCAGGTTTTTTGCTACTATCTAAGGCATCAAGACCTTTTCCATAAATCATATTACTAATACCATTTATAATAGAATGGTTTGTAGTTGAATTAGTGTAAAGGTCTATCAGATAAGAATAGTAGTCGTTGTCATCTCCATACTCAACCCAATCTCTGTTTTTATCTTCAGATATTTTAGGTCTATTGTAAGATGCTAAATTAACTATGTGTAAATTATCCATTAGAATGTAATAAATTCGTTATCTGTATCGTTAGAAATAAAAGCACCACTATTGATAGTGTAATCTGTTAAATCAGCTTGATTAGTACAAAAGATTTTATCCTTGTGTATTACTTCACTACCTTCTTTAATCGTTAACGTATAAGTTTCGTCTTGTTTTAAATTAAACACCGCATTGTAAGTATTGTAATACAGTTGTTCTGCTATAGATGTAGTATCTACGTTGTGTACTTCTGTATTTGTGGTTTCATTTACTATTGTAACATTGTAACTATCTCCACTTGTGAACTTTCGTGGTATTAAATTAATAGTTTGTGCTGATGCACTTTCTTCTAATACAATCATATTTATACAATAAAAAAACTTTGAATTTGTTATAATAAAAAAGGGCAGCATATAGCCACCCTCTTCAATCAAATGAAACTCGGTTTAAGAGTTTGTTCCTTCTGTAACTGTTACTGTAGAAGTAAGTCCTGCAAATGGATCTGCAGATGTTGCACCCTCTAAAAAGTTAGCAGGTTGTAATTCAGATGCTGCAAGAGTCAAAGTGTAACCACTTAAATCTCCCATAGCTGCTCCTGTAGAAATTGTGCCTCCTGTTACTTCAGCACCGTGTTCTGCTCCCATAACAAAAGCATTACCGTTATAATCTTCTACAACTACGTGTGGTCTACCAAATGCTAATAGCTTTAATTCTTTGTTATCTTCTTTAGTCAGCTTTTTAAGCGTAAGGTTTAAAGTTTGCTCAAAGAAAGTCGTTCCGTTTTCACGGCTTGAAGTAATAGCTTGTTCAAAGCTACTATTTCCTTTTAGTTCATATTTGTATGCGGTAACTGCACCCAAGTCATCAATTACATCAGTATCAGTTGTATCATAAGCAATAGTTATATCTCCAAAATCAATGAAGTAGACTGCCTTAATACCACCTACTACATCTTTGCAGGGTTCCTTTCTACCGCGTGTTAAATCACAAGCCATAAGTTTTATATATTAAAAAAGGGTGAGCAGGAATATACCTTACCCACCCTCTTTAGTTAGTTATTCTTTTTATTAGTCGTTAGCAGAGTTAGTGATACCGTAAGTTACGATGTCATCAACAATACCATACTGTACACCTGCGGTAAATCTCATTACAACTCTTACGTTTTGAGAACCATCAATGTCAGCCATATCAATAACTTTTACTTCGTTGTGGTCAGATAATAGACCTGTACCGAAGTAGATGTTTGATTTTTCAGCAGCAATAGCTTGGTTAGAACCTAATCCGTTAGCAACAAAGATTTTGATACCATCAAAAGTCAAGGCTCCGTTGTTAAACCATTGTGTTCCCATAGAATTTGTACCTGCAGCACCTACTCCATCAGCAGCAAATCCGCCTAATGCTCTTACGTATGCTCTTGCTACGTTCTGAGAAATATAGATTGATAAATCTTCACTTCCGTATAGAGTAGAAGGAACTGCATCAGCAATCTTTCCTAACTCTGTGATTACGTTAGAGGCAGTTACTGTAGTCCCTGCAACTTCGTTTCCTGTTGGTAGGTTAGCATCAGCAGTAAGTAAAGTCATAAGACCATCAAACTGTCCGCTTGTAGCTGTTGAACCTGCCCAAATAGAAGTTTCTGTTCTCTGTGCTACTTTAGCAGCAACGTGAGAAATTAAGAAATCACTAAAAGATGAAGGTAGTGTATCGTGTGCTGAATATCCCATAGAGATAGCTTCCCAATCATCTTGGAAATCTTTCTTACATAATTGTAAGTTTACTTGTTGGAATTCAGGAGTCAAAGTTCTTTCGTCTAACGTCAAAGTACTTGTCGCTGTGAAATCACAAGAAGCATCTTTTACGATGTCATCAGTAGAGATAGTTTTAATTACCTCTTGGAATTTAATGTTAGGTTTAACAGTAATCCCTCCGTTTTCAATAGTGTTAGCACTCAATAAAGCAGCAGAAATATACTGTCCTGCAAATTCTCCATTATAAGCAACACTTGCGTTTTGAGTTGTTGTTGTTGGCATTTTTAATTATTTATTTATTTATTTTTTAATGTTTGCAATTCTTTGCATTACCTTATCTGCAGTAGTCATATTTCTTTTCTGTGCAAATAGGTTTAAATTCTTTTTAGTTTCAGCTTCAGGATTGTGAGTTACTTTAGCAACAGGCTCTTCTGCTGATAGTTCAACCTCTTCCTTAACTTCTTCTTCAGAAACTTCTTCGCTCATTTCTTCTTTAGGCTCAATCATAGATTTGATTTCTTCAATCATTTCTCTAACCTCTGCTAAATCTTGTTTTGTTGCGTATGCCATTTCTTCTTCTTCTGCAGCTTCTACTTCTTCAGATGCTTCCGCTTCCTCAATTTCTTCTGCTGCTCCTATAGATGCAATAATACCTTCTTCTTCTACTTTTAGCATTTCGCCATCTTCCAAAGAGTATTCGCCTACAGGTAGTGCTACTTTTTCGTCATCTGTTACTATGAACACTTCACTTCCTGCAGCGAAATTTTCACTTTCAATAACAGTTCCGTTTTCCAAAGTAGCTTGTGCTAATTTTACTTCTTGAGTTTCTTCATTTAGTTCCACTCCAAGAACTTCTTTTACTTTGTTTAACATATCTGTCGCTTTCATATAAATTGAATATAATTATACAATAAGTTATTAATTACTTTGTTATATTTTTACTCTGTCCCTGTAATGTTTCCTATGCCTTGTGCTTGAAAGCTACCATCACAGCATTTTCTTGAATAGGTTTTACCATCTTTACACAAACATCCTCTTCTGTCGTTTTGTGGACTTGGATTTCTATCTTTGTTTTCTCTTCTCATTAGCTTAGTGATGCGTTTTGTGTACGTTGTATAAAATATATTACATCCCAAATTTCAGCAGTTCCACCGTGTGCTTGGATTCTAATCTCAACGCCATTTTGCACAAAGTTTGCATCGGTATAGTATTGGAATATTTCGTGTTCGTTTTGAATGGTGTCATTTCCTTTATAAAATGCAATCACTTTATTTATTCTTTCTATCTCTCCATCCCCTACAAATCTTAAATCTAAATGAGTTTGATTTGCATTAGGCGCTCTCATTTTAAAAACAACGGTAGTAATATAAGTGTCGTTAGCATTTAATCCAAGTATCTTTTTGGTTGCACTATTGTAAAAATCATTAGTGCCACTCTTAATTACATTTCCTGCGTTGTTTGGCATTACAACCTCAACTCCATCTGCTAAATCTAACGTATCATCTTCTCCTACATATTCGGTATCATCATATCTTGCCCAACCTAAACTGTTTACACCTCCTTGTGGATATACAATTACGTTTTGCCCATTATGACCCATATATAAGGCATCAGAAGTACGCAACATCGCACCATTCTCTATATTGACGTTATCAACTACAGGTTGGTTTACATCTTCAACGTGAACTCTATAAGCTGTGTTTTTACTCATTTGATTGGAACGCAATTAGGTACTCTTCTACCGTTTTTTATTTTAAACCCTATCATCTCATATCCTTCATAACAGGGCTCTTTAAGAGATGCTTCTAATAAGTCAAGTTCTTTTAGTTTTGAACCTGCCCAGCGTAAACCTGCTTTACCTCCCCACAATAAGTAAGATATAGTTCCACACGCTTCTGAATTACCTTCATCATAATACTCTTCTGCACGTGATAGGTAAGAAAACATTCTTTTGATTGTCTCAACAGTAACCGCTTCTTTCTTTGCTAATTGTTGCGCTCTTACTTTACCTACTTGAGTAGCACACTTGTTGTTTACTTTTTCGTTTAGTTCAATACCTCTTTTAGCGTTGTTAGAAACTGCATCAGGATAGTCAGCATAAGATTCAAGTTGTTCGCCCTTTAACATTTGTCTCAACTCTTCTACTAACTCTTGTGCTTCCTCTTCTAAATCGTCTTTTATTGTTTTGTCTTTAGGTCTTTCTGCTTTGTCAGCAAAGTAACCTTCTATAGAGAACCCTTTTACTTTTCCTGTTTTAACGTAGTCATTCCAAACCTCATCGTTGAGTACTTTCATAGATACCATCCACGTACCAACAGGAACTTCCATATCGTAGTGTCTTGTCTTATCCTTTTCGCTTTCTACAATCCAAGATTCAACAACACTTAATCCTGTTAATGGAACTTGATGCTCTAATGTTGAGTTGTTTTGGTTTCCGTTTATAAAGAATAATTCACTTGCTTTGCGAACTGTATCACGTGAGAAGTAAATGTAATATTCGTTGTCATCGTTTCTTCTGTAAATAGGTTTGTTAGGTATTAAAGCTGCACCCATTAAGATACGCTTTTCTTTGTCTACCTCTGCAAGTTTAAACTCTTGGTTTTTAAGTGCTATAAAATCTTCTTCTATTGCAGGAGATTCAACAACTGAAATAGCTTCAATTCCAATAGCATCTTCTTCATCTATAAATAGTTCTACTATATCCATACTAATACAATAATATTTTTTAAAATTTGTTACCCTATTGAAGCACCTTCTGTTATTTTTCTATCAAGTGCTTGTTGGTTTGTTACATCGTCTCCTACAACGTATGCTTTAACAGGTCTTTCTTCTCTTTCTCCTAATGTTTGCGCTAATTGGTTTTCAGGTGCTGCTCCTACTATATTAAAACTTGGAGGTTGTGCGCCTCTGCCTCCACTTGGTATTGATGG